CGCTGAAACTGACGAATGAACTCATGGCTTCCCCTTCAGACTTTAGGAAGCCTACTTCCGATAGGGTCTGAAATCGTTAACCGACCGTTCGGTTCCAGAGAAAGTTCGACCGGAGTCGCGTTGGCGGTCCGAACGGGACTGCGGTCCAACCTTCTCTGGCCAGTCGTCAGCTTTCAGTCACTGGCCAAGGTCCATCACTGAAGACGTACTCGTAGACTTCATTGAGATAGCGGTACAGGGTTTCTTCGTCTTCAAACAATTCGTTGGCATGCTCGGCATACCAGTCAACGGTGACCGAGCGCGTTTGCAGCACCTCGTTGAACTGCTTTTGGACCCGCTCGATCCATTCAGACCGTTTCGGAACGGCCGACTTCAACTCATCCGGTCGATAGTTGTCGGTATGCAAGAACAGATGAGTTGTCATCATGAACTCATAGGGCACGGTCATTGGCGCCTCCCGACCGGGAACATTGTGATAAGTTCGGGTTCTCCGTCGGTTGCAATTCTGAATTGCGCGACGACAAGGCCATTTTCGAAATTCATCGCTGCCAATGGGTCTGCACCGTTGCGGGGGCCAATGCGGACAACACCTTCGACCGCAGTCATCATGTCAGGCCCCAACGAATCTCTGATCGGTAAGGCAACTTCGAAGGAGCCTTCTCGAAAGGCCGGATCAAACAGAGCCGCTTCGCGCGCGGCGCGATATTCCGGGCTACTGCGAACATAATTCTCGGCGGCCACAAAAGCTTCGGGTCTGGTAAACCTCGATGCCGCATTTGGCGCCCGATGCCGGCCCCCGGTTACTCCATCAACCCGTGTACCGGTCAGCGGGTCGATCCCGCGCAGAACACGTGCCTCAAGCATCGCCCTTGTCACGGCGCCTTCGTGGCGTTGCGGACCGTGGCCTTGGGAGGACAGGTCGGCAAAGCGGCGGGACACATAGGAGACAACAGTCGCCCGACGCATGCCGAGCATCCGGTCGTAACGCGCAGCAGCCGTTCGCAAGGCAACGATGGCATCCCGTGGCCGCAGCCGCGCTACGCCTATTCCCAGACGCGACGCGACGGTCGTCAAGGCGGTGGCCCCAAGTGTCACCGACGCATCAAGGTACGCCACCTGCCGGTAGGCGCTAAGCAGGGAAGCTTCCGGAACAAGCCCTAGACGGTGTTCGAGGTCGAGCAGACGCAAGTCGGCATGACGCGCGTCGAAGTATTCGACAAACGCCTCAGCGATGCTGCGTGCGGTCTCGGCATCAAGGTTGATGATCGTGTCGATGGTCCGGATCAGCCCGTCACGCATCGCCAGACGTTCGGCCTCTTCCTCCGGCGTGATCACCCCGAATAGCCGCCGATATCCAAGCCAGGAGAAGCGCAGAGTGGAGTACAGCGTCCCGAAGCCTCCCGCTGCTGCGTCAGCCGCCGCATCTGCCAATCCGGCACCTTGCGCCTCGGCAATCCGACTCGATAGGCCTTGCGAAAGCGTTACCTCTGTAAGGAGTATCGCACCGTCCAGAATTGCAGGCTCGGCGAAGCAACGGCAGTTGTAACCATGTCCTGGGTGCCCGTCACTGAACCTGTTGTCCCAGGAAAACAGCCGGTCGTCCCGTTCGGCATGAGCAGTACGGGCTTTGGGATCGTCCAGAGTGCGCCAGATATAGTGGGTAACCCCAAGCTCGCGCTGGCGCCGTTCGTTTATCCCAGTCAGGAAACGCCGCACCAGCCAATCCGACAGCGTCATGAGGTCCGCTTCGGCGACAGATGCGTCGCCGGATCCCATGATCGCGGAAGCCTGATCCGAATATGTCGCCAGCGCCTGAGCGACTTCGGCCTCGACGTCCCCTGCCGCTGGGTCGGCTTCAATGCCCGCCCGCTGAAATGCCGCCGCAATGCCGGCCCAAGTTTCGGCAGCAAGTTCGCGAAGGCGTTGCACAAAGGCATCCATGTTGGCAGCGGCAAGCGACGACTGCTTGCGCTCCAGCGACGGTTCGACCGGAAGCAGACTCAGGATGACGCTTGCCTGACCGCCATGACGGATGAACTCGCTGAAACTGACGAATGAACTCATGGCTTCCCCTTCAGACTTTAGGAAGCCTACTTCCGATAGGGTCTGAAATCGTTAACCGACCGTTCGGTTCCAGAGAAAGTTCGACCGGAGTCGCGTTGGCGGAGCGGGAGGGTCTGCCGTCGAACCTTCTCTGGCTCGACGCCGGCTGGCAAGAGATCGGTAGCCAGCGTCGAAAAATGCGTTATGTGGTTCAGAAAACGAAGAAATCCATGCTTGTAACCGCCAGATTCGAAGTCAAGGTCGCGAAGTGGACACGAGCGCCGGCCCCCGAGCCGTCGGCGTCGAAGTAGACGCGTCCAGTGTCCGTTTCGTAGATGATCCGGTCGAGCCCGTCCGCAGCTGTTCCAGTCAGGTTTGCGGCGAAGGCAGAAACCGCCAGGCTCCCTGGGGCAAGGCCAACGAATATCGCGTCGTCGAGGCGGATGGTGTCGTCGGTCACCGTAAAGTCCGTGATCCTGTCAACATTACCGGCACCGAGAGCGGTGTTGAAAACGAAGGTATCGTTCCCCACGCCGCCGATCATCGTGTCGTTTCCGAGGCCACCGTTGAGTACATTGTTCCCGGCATTCCCGGTCACTCGGTTAGCGAGGGCGTTGCCGGTGCCGCTGGTGTTGCCGATCCCAGTCAGCACCAGGTTCTCGACGAACCTCACACCCGCGCTGGCATCAAGGTTGAAGGTCACCGCGCTTTGGACGACGTCGCTGCCACCTGCGTCGATGGCGCTGGCGGTAGTCGTCGTCTCGAACACCCGGTCCGAGGCCGTGTTGACGAGATAGACGTCATTTCCCGCCCCTCCGAGCATGGTGTCGTTACCGACTCCGCCATCTAGAGTATCATGCCCGTTGCCACCGAAGAGCATGTCGTGTCCGTCTCCAGCAAGAAGGGTGTCGTTGCCGTTCTCCCCATAGAGGCTGTCGCGTCCTGTTCCGCCATAGAGGCTGTCGTTGCCGGTTCCGCCGACAAGGCTGTCGTTGCCGTTGCCCGAGGCGAGATAGTCGTTGCCCGCGCCGCCGATCAGCCGTGCATAGGTGGAAAGCGTGGCGTCGAAGCTGTCGTTGCCCGTGCCGCCGGTGATGTCGAACTCCTCGACGCCATAGCTCCTGATGGCATTGGCAACCCCAAGCGTCGGATGCGAGGCGTAGACTAGGAACTCCCGGCCAGCAGTCCTGTCGCCCTGCCACCCAAAGTTGATCGCCGCCGAAAACCCGGAATAGCTCGCAATCAGCCGGTCCGTGCCAGTACTCGCATAGAAATACTGAGCCGCAGCAACAGGGTAGAAGGTCGCCGTGTCATTTCCAGATCCAGTTGTCAGCGTCAGGACCTCGAAGCCGTCGACTATGGTCCCGTCTTCCAACGTGTCCGAACCGCCCGGCGAATCCGAGCGTCCCATGCCAATGTCCAGCGACAGGTTCGAGGTCGAAGTGCTGCGGTCGAGGTAGAGGGTGTCGAACCCGAGGCCGCCGTACAGACTGTCCCGCCCGCCCGGCCCGACCACGACCGTATCGTCGCCGTCGTCGCCGTAAACACGGTCCAAGCCGACACCGGCATCCAGGTAGTCCGATCCACTTCCACCGCGGATCAAATCATTGCCGTCGCCCCCATAGATGCCGTCGGCCGCGGCACCGCCATAGAGGCTGTCATTCCCGCCCAGCCCTTCGGCGTAGTCCGTGCCCGCGGTCCCGGTCCATGTGTTGTTCGCACTAGTCCCGACAAAATTCGTCCCGCTGGGCGGCGTGACCGGTGTGTCGTTGTCGGTGATCGTGAATGTCGCCCGGGTCAGGATTGATCCGAGATCGTTCTGGTCGCGTTGAACGATAAGGCCAAAGGTTTCGGCTCCCTCGGCGATGCTATCGCCAAGGATCTGGATGGTGACGGTCTCTGATGTGTCGCCCGCGGCAAAGGTGATCATGCGGTCGGCAAAGCCGGTGTAGTCGCGATCGTTGTAGTGGCCGTGACCTTGCCAGGTGCTGACGTAGACAACCTCAGCTCCGAGGTTTGTCCCCGTGCGCGTGATCGTGAAGGTTAGGGTCACGTTTCCTTCGACGACGGTCTGGCTGCTTGGAGTGATCGACCAGGATGGGGGAGCGGTCACGGCATCCACGACGAACACCGTCCCGGTTCTGCTCGCGGCCTGATCGTCCGTCAGTGCGATCCGAATGGACTCCCCCGCAGTCACACCGTCCAGACGAGCGATCGCCCGCCAGTCGCCCTCCGCGCTCTGCGCGGTAAGGACTTCGAGCACCGCTCCGGCAGGCAACCCTCCTCCGGCCTCGACGGAGCGCAGCCGAACCAGACTCGTCGTGCCGAAGCCGTTGCCGGTGGCGAACCGCACGCCGGTCAGATCGATCAGGTCGCCCTCGGCAGACGCGTAGGTGCCAGTTCCGCGGTTGTAATCCGTAATGCGGTCCTGAGGGACGGGGCCAACAGAGACGGGGAAGTCGGTTTCAGAGAAGGCAAATACATCTGCTTGACTTCCACCTGTCGAAATGTCCGATCCCTCACCACCAGCAAGGAAATCCGTCCCTTGCCCCCCGAAAAGCCGATCTGCTCCTCGACCACCATCAATCCAATCCGATCCATTCTGCCCTGAGAGTATGTCATCTCCAGTGTTGCCAAAGATCAAATCATTGCCAAGGCCGCCGAGTATTTGAGAGGCGTCAAAACCACCAATTATATAATCGTTCAGGGCCCCGGCCGTGTAGTTCCCATTCCCCGTAATCGTTACCGTGTATGCGCTAGGAGTCGAGACAAACTGCGAGAACAAGGGGAGCGACCATGTCAACATGATTGCAGTGTTGTTGTAGAGCTGCCCCGAGTGCTCGCCAAGGTCACCGAAAGCAGCCCTTGCCACAAGTTGTGCAAGGCTCAGGTCAGTTTCTGCCGGAAGATTGACAAGCACGTCTACGCCACGAATGCTCTCGGACAGACTGGCCCTAAAAACGGGGTCACCCGAGTGTCCAATATTGAACAGTCTTCCGTCAGAACCAGGATTATTGATGATCTCTTGGACACCAGGAGATCCAAACGAGACTCCCGAGTAGCTTATGCTTCCCGTGTCCCAGTACTCGCCCATGAAGTACTCGACCATCGCACCGCCCAGGCTATGCCCAGCAACAAGGATGTCGGTAATCCCATTTGCCGCGGCGTAGCTATGCAGGTTGCTTATCAGGCGAGAAAACAACACATAATGGGAGCCGAAGGAGTACGCCCCACCCACAAGGTCATCAAAAAAGTCTCCACCTTCTTCACTTCCTCGAAACGCAATCGACAGGCTATTTCCGTTTCTTGCGACAATCGCCTGGCCGTTATCGATGTCGAAAACCAACTGGCTGTTCACAGAATCGCTGGCATCGTTATCCCATTCTGCCTGTGTCATACCTAGTTGGCTGCGAGACAATAGCGTCCAGCCTTGTCCTGCATCAGTGTTCGGATTATTGCTGTAGGCTAGGTTAGCCAGCATGGCTGCATGGCGAACATCGAGCGCTCTTTGCTCAGCTTCAGAAAGCTGTTCCGTAGGTGAGCTAGCGTCCAGTCGTTGTGCGATAAATGCAACCGGATCAACCCAGCTTGAGGGAGCGCCTCCCGGATTGTACCCATCGTCGCTTGTCGGAAGCACGCTACCGATCGTAATCTCGAGATGCAGGTGGGCAACGTCGGCATAGCCGCTCATGCCCAACGTGCCGATCTGGGTTCCGATCCCGATCTGCTGACCGACCGAAAGGGCCGACACGGTGTCGAGGTGTGCATATAGCGAGTGGACTTGCGTAACCGACTGGCCGTTGATCAGGGTGGGTTCGGGGAGGTCGTGACGGAGGACAACATAGTTGCCGAAACCTGTCGTTGCGCTGCCCTGATCGGAGACGACGGCCACGATCGTAGCGTTGCCGATGGCAAAGACAGGGTCGCCAAGATCGGTATTGCCGAAACCCTCACCGTTCCAGTCCGCGCCCAGATGAAATGACCCGCCTATGTCAGGGTTGGGTTCGTCGAACCCGAAGGCAACGTAGTAGCCGTCGCCATCGTTTTCTGGTGAGGTAAGACCATTTCCCAAGGGGTTGCGAAAAGCACTGGCAAAAAACGTTGTTGGCACATTCATTACGCGGACCAGCGCCCGCGCCCCCCAAGGACGCAACACGCCCCAACCCTACAGGCTCCTTGGTTTGAAGCAAGCATCGCCATCGGTGCAAGGGCACGGCATGGTCCGCTACATGTCAGCAAGAGCTTGGGGACCCCGTGTCCCCCCGCTGACCCAGACGCAAAGCCATAGCGCGCGCCAAGTGTGCGGCTCCGTGGGGTGCCGCTCCTGTGTCGTCTTGCCGGACAGCCTCTGGTGGCTATGCAGCAGAGGGTTGAGGCACAGTGTCTCTGTGGTACCGCGTTAGGTCAGCTGGTCTTTTCAGTCAGCCTTGGGCAGCCAAGTTCTCCGTCATCAACGCGGCTTTTCAACATCCTCGTGTCGACCTGAGGCTCGTCCCACTTTCCCGCAACCGACATCCATTTCTCGATCTCGGCCTGCAAGGCTGGGTTTCCGGCGTGAAGTTGGAAGGTGTAGAGCCGGTTTACGACATCGCGCATCAGTGACCGCATCTCGTCGTCGTTGATCCGCGATACGTCGCGCCATGGGATACGGTTGCCGTCGGCATCGAGGACAACGACGTCGGACCAATCGCCGGTCTTTGTGATGGGCACAACTCCGGCGTGCAGGTCTTCCAACCGGGAGTTCCGAACACACAGCATCGCCATCGCCTTGGCAAGCTGTGCAGCAATACGTTCTTCAGCTTCTTCATTCATGTGATGAGCCTAATGCCGCACCCTTCCCGCGACTATAGCCAAAGCGCTCTGCTCAAAAGTCGGTTTCGAGGTAGACCCCGGCGCAGTCGTAGGCGACGGCGGCCGCTGTCGCGCCGGTGTTCAGGAACAACCGTGGAGACAGGAACTGCGTCGCGGCGGGCAGGTCGGCGGTGATCTCCTGCTCGAAGACTGCGCCGGTGACCTCATCGACGACGCGCACCCAGACAGAACCACCATTGGGCGGGGCTGCGATAAACAGGGTCAACACGCCGCCTGTCGCGATGGCGAAACTCGTCCCAATGTCGGTCAGTGTCGGCGCTCCGGTGCCGTCATTTGTGACCAGTTGCCAGCGGGTGTGGGCGCCACGCTGGAAGCCGATGCCAATGCAGTTGATGGCTGCAGCGAGCGTCAGGGTGGTGGCCAGCGCGGCCGTCGATCCGTAGAGGCCGAAGAACCCCATTCCCGTCGCCTGCAGGGTGGTCAGCGAAATCCGCGTGACGAAGGTCCAGCCCCCGAGGTCCGCCGCATTGCCGCGCCAGCAGGCCCAGCCTGCGGAGCGCTGGTCGGCGCCCGAGTCAACGACGGCCGCCGAGGTCAGGCGCCAGCGGCGCATCGAGGCGGCGAGGTTCGTCGCGGCCAGCGTCGGGTGCGAGACTGTGCCAACCGAGGTGATCGGCATACCTTCGGTGGTGATCGTGGTCGTGACCGAGGGCGACCAGGTGGCGATGCGGTTCACCCCGAAGTGGGGCTGCAGGGGGAAGTCCCTGCCGGAGGGGCGCATCACGTCGATCCACGGGGCGCCTGCGCGGCTTCGTGCATAGACGGCCGCCTTGCCTGCCGGTGGGGGCGATGGCGCTGCGGTCAGTCCTGGCAGAACGGTTGGCTGCGGCAGTTCCACCTGGCCGCTGGCGCGGTCGATCCTGATCGCGTCGTAAAAGGCCGACCCATCCGGGCTGACCTTGAAGCTGAAGTCGTCGTTGCCGAGGAGGCCGATCAGCGCCCGTGCCGAGAACCCGGTCTTGAAGGCAAAGGCCGCATCATTCGCCGGTGCCGCCTTGTTCACCGTCGCCTCGATCCCCGCACCTGCATTGTTCAGCAGCACGGCCGGTGTGTTCACCGACAGCCGGTTGTAGCTGTCGGCCGTAGCCCCGCCGAGGCCAAGCAGTTGCGCAGTCAGGTTCGCTTGGGGCATGGCGACCTGCGTGACGGCATTGGCGAAGGTGACGGTCGGCGTGTTGACGACGGTTGTCCCGCCCGCGCCAGCGGTGGCCGAGCCGATGTTGACGACCGTCGTCGACCCGGACGCGCCGCCGGTACCAAGGTTCACCGTCTTGGTGACGCCCGTGGTCGTGGCCCCGGTGCCCATGCCGTAGGTGGCGGTAGTCGTTGCGGTGCCAATGGCGGCGCTTGCGGCAGACACCGTTACTGTCCCGGACGCCGTCAGGGTGCCCGAGAAGGTCTTGTTGCCAGAGAAGGTCTGGGTGCCCGCGAGGATCGCCAGTTCGGATGAGGTGTTCGGCAGCGTGTAACTGCGCGTAGTGCCCGTGCTGATCCCCGCCAGCGAGAAGCTGGCCTTTTTCGTCGGATCGGCATCGTTCACGAGGCTGAAGACCGCATCCGACACATCGCGCGGCTCACCCACGACCTCCCAGGCCGCGCCGGTCCAGACGAGGAACAGGCCCTCGGCCGCCACCCAGACCAGCCAGCCGGTGCGCGGCACGAGGCGGATCCATGCGCCGTCCACCAAGAAGGCGATGTTCAGGTCCCACCCAGCCCAGAGACCCGTTGCGCCGGGTGCCACCAGATGCCGGTTGCCGTCGACTGGGCTTGCAGGCGGCGCTGTGCGCGTGCGGTCGAGCACCGAGAGTTGCACCATGGCGTCGAGCAGGCGCAGCGCTTCGTTGTGGGTGACATGCTTCTGCGCTTGGGCCGCCATAAGGTAGGGCAGGCCCAGATGGGTCGTGGTGTCGGACATGGGAAATACCGTCAGAACTGGAGGGTCACGATCGCAGGCGTGCCACGGCCGAGGCGGTTCGAAAGCTGGAAGATGCGGATCGCCAGCGTCTGACCGGGCCCGAGCGGCACGCCCCAGTCGGCGGTCTGCAGGGCGGCGGTGTAGAGGACGTAGGTCGTGGTGCTGGTCAGCGTGCGCTTGACGGCGGCCCCGTCGAGGATCTGCACATCGTAGCTTTCCACGTCCTCGGCCAGCGGCACCTCGACCTGCTCCCAGGCATCAGCCACCAGCGCGCGGGATCGGCGCGTCCAACGGATGGTCAGATCGCCCGGGCTGCGCATCGTTCGCCATGGCTGTTCGACATGGACCGGCGCGAAGGGGACGAGGCCGCGCCCGTTCGGGGTAAAGCCCAGCGCAGTATAGCTCGCATCGCTGACAGACCGCGCAGCCGGGCCGACCCGCCAGTTCCATAGCAGGCCGAGGTCCGCCTCGGCAATCGGCAACGGGGCAAGCTTGGTATCCATCACCACGACCCGCGCCCCGGCTGGGGTCGGGCTGCCCATCGCATGTTCCGTCCCGCGCTGGCCACGCAGCAGGCGGGTCAGGCGATAGCGGGCAGGAGCGATGAGTTCGGCTTGGCCAGCCTGGACGATCTCCCAGACCCCGGCCGCCGTCTCCACGGCCAATGCATTCATGCCGCCGAACAATGCGACGTCCGTGACGCTCTCCAGCGTCCCCGACAGTAGATCGACGACCAGCGCATTCCCCAGATCGAAGCGCGAGGTCGGCCCCGGAAAAAAGTCGAAGGCCAGTGTCCCGATCCGGGCCCGACTGCCGAAGGTGGTCAGGAGGTTGAAGCCATCGGTCGAGGCGCTGCGGAACACCGCGATCTCACCGGGCCAGGGGCTGGCATGGGCGGCGATCAGGGGGCGATGCGCGGGCTGGTCCTCGCTGATTTGCGGCAGGTCCAGCATCACCACCTCCGGCGTGCCGAAGACGACAGGGCTGGCGAGCGAGGCCGGGCGGGGATCGCCGGGCGGCAGGTCATAGGCCGCACGGTCCTGACGCACCGCTTCGATGCCGCGCGCCTCGGCATCGGCCACCGAGACGAGACGGAACTCGACCTCCCGGCCATCATGCGCGAGCCGGATGACGTCGGCTGGATCGAGAGCCAGACGCGAGGGCGGCAGGCGGAAGGTGGCGCTTTCCCGGCCGATCCAGGCTTCCATCAGCGCGCGGCGGCAGCGGCGTTCGGCCTCCTCGGGCGGGATCGCCATGGGGAAACTTTCCGAAGCGATGCGCGTCGTGTCGACGGTGATGCGTTGGGCTTCGACGAGGGCTGCGTCATAATCCTCATCCGCCCGCGCCACCTGCCACTTCAGGGCCTGCGGCAGTTCCGTCTCCTGGCCACGGGTCAGTTCAAATGCCTCTCCCTCTCGGCTGGAGGCCAGATCGTCGATGGACAGTGTGGCGATGGATGCCCGCCCGCGCATGACGAAGCGGATCACGCCTTCGGTCTCGATGGCATCGAAGCCGAACTGGCGGGCCAGCGTGGAAATCGACGAGCGGGGGCTTTCGAGGGAGCCGATCACATAGCCCTCGACCGCGCCCCAGAGGCCGGAAACGTCGATGAGGTCTTCCGCTAGTCCCGCTCGCAGGCAGAGATGGCGCACCAGAGCGGCCAGCGACACAGCGCCCAGCCGTCCGGTCAGCCAGTGGCCGAGTCGCCAGTTGGGGCCGTCCGTCCACACGCCGGTCAGTTCGGGAAAGAACGGATAGGGCCGCGCGTCCCATGTCCAGGCGGCGCATTCGGGGACATGGACCATCCGGCCGCCGTAAATCGCGGACACCGGATTGTTTGCCGGGCTTCCCCACCAGAGGTAACTGGCCTCGAGATAGGTGCGCTGGATCGCGTCGTCGCGCCAGCCGCGCGAGAAGTAGGGCGTGAAGCTCTCGGAAGACTTCGGGTCGAAGAAGACGTTGGGCTGGTTGGTGCCCCGGTCGATGGCGGGACACCCCAGTTCCGTGAACCAGACCGGCTTCGATTGCGGCACCCACGACGTTTGTGTGCCGCTCTCCACCCCACCCGGGCGGTTGAAATGCGGGTTCGACCACCAGGCGCGGAGATCCTTGTAGCGGAACACCCAGGGCTTGCCTGCGGCACCGTCAGTGATCGGCGTGCGCAGTTGCGCCGACCGGTCGGCGGCCGAGGCGTAGAACCAGTCGAAGCCTTCGCCGCCTGCGATGTTGGCTTGCAGATAGCCACGGTCATGGATCGCGGGCCAGCCTTCCTGCGCATCGGCATGGTCGAAACCGTCGCGCCAGTCCGAGAGCGGCATGTAGTTGTCGATGCCGATGAAATCGATATTGCCGTCCGACCAGAGCGGGTCGAGGTGGAAGAACACGTCTCCCGTGCCATCGCCGGGCTGGTGGCCGAAATACTCCGACCAGTCCGAGGCGTAGCCGACCTTGGTGCCCGGCCCGAGGATGGTCTTCACATCCGCCGCCAGCGCCTTGAAGGCCGTGACGGCGGGATAGGCACTGGCGCTGGACCGGATCGTCGTCAGGCCGCGCATCTCGGTGCCGATCAGGAAGGCATCGACGCCGCCCGCCACCGAACAGAGATGGGCGTAGTGCAGGATCATCCGGCGAAGGCCCCAATCGCCCGAGGGGCCTGTCCAGCCGACACTGTCGCCAGAGACCGCGAACTGCACAGGGGCCGCTGCGCCGAAGAAGCTGGAGACCTGCGTGGCGGCGGCGGCGGTCTTGTCCGCCGTCCCGGCATAACCCGCCGCCGGAGAGCAGGTGATCCGGCCGCGCCAGGGGAAGGATGGCTGGCCGGGCGTGGCAGCATTCGCGCTGTAAGGGTTCGGCAGGGTGTTGCCGGGCGGGACGTCCATCAGAAAGAAGGGATAGAAGGTGACCCGCAGCCCGCGCGCCTTCATCTCGCGGATCGCCTGCACCACCGCGAAATCCGCAGGCGTACCGCCATAGACCGGTCGATCCTCGGCATCACGGCTGACGAGATGCGCATTCGCCCGTGCTACGCCGTTGACCGTCCAGACCTTCGGGCTGGTGACCTTTGCCGCCACTTCGACGCCCGGCTTGATCGCACAGTTGCCTGCCCGCAGATCATTGCCGAACCAGGCGACAACGAGGCTGACGCTCTCGACGGCCGGGGCCATCGCTTGCAGCCGATCAAGGGCGACGACGATATCCGCATCATCCGGCAGCGCGTTCAGGTTCTCGGCCGAGGTCGTCCCACCTGTGGTCTGGCCGAAGACGGTGGTCGTCGCCCCGACTGTCTTGCGAACCGCTTCCGTGGCATAGGTGAACTCCCCCGAGGCCGGGATCATCGTCACGGCTTTGACCAGCCCCTCGGCGGTGTCGGAATCTGCCAGCGGTCGGAAGACCTCGAAGGACAGCTGCGGCAAGCGGTTGCCGTAGGTGGAAAGCGGAAGTTCCTCGAAGACCACATAGGCCGTGCCGCGATAGGCCGGGGTGCTGGCGGCGCCCATCTTGGCGGCAATGAACGGATCTGCGGTCTGGGTCTCGTTGCCGGGATACCAGCGCCAGGTGATGCCCGTCATGTCGAGCGGCTTGCCGTCGGCCCAGATGCGCCCCATGCCGGTGATCGGGCCTTCGCAGAGCGCAACGGCGAAGCTGGCGTAGTAGAGGTACTCGGTCGTCTGGACCCGGCCACCGCCCCCGCCCTTGCCGCCGCCTTGCGTGGTGGTCTTCGTCTCTTCGCGGAAATCGGTCGCCCAGATGATGTTGCCGCCGATGCGCATCCGGCCATAGAGCCGAGGGATGATGGCACCTTCGGTGGCCGACGTGATGCGCAGGCTGTCGAGCCGTTGCCCCTCGATCTTCTGCGCGGGCGCCAGTGAGGACACGATCCAGCTGTCCACCACCGACCCGATGGTCGAGCCGATGAAACCGCCGATGGCGGCCCCGGAAAAGCCGAGGATGGCGCCGCCGAAAGCCCCGCCGATGGCGGAACCGACGGCACCGAGGACGAGCGTGGCCATGCGGAAATCTCAGCGTGCGGGGAAGAGGAAGGTGAAGGCGATGCGCCGCCGCCACGTCGGTGTCAGCGGTTCCTCGATCACGCCCAACCGTTCATAGGCGTGAAGGAAGGTGGCGGGTCCGGTCAGGATGCCCACATGCTTGGCGATGGCGCGCGGCATCATGCGAAACAGGATCAGCGCGCCAGGTGGCGCATCCGCAGGTGCGATTTCCGGCATCATCCGTCGCGCCCCGTCTGCCAGCACCTCGCGCGGGCCGGTCTCGCCCCAGTCGCGGCTGTAGGGAGGGATCGGGAAGGGCTCCGGCCCCACCACCTCGCGCCAGACGCCCCGCGCGAGGCCGAGGCAGTCACAGCCGACCCCTCGCAGGCTGGCCTGGTCGTGATAGGGGGTGCCAAGCCACGACCGCGCGACGGCGACGACGCGCGCGGGATCGGCCGTTAGGACTGTCGCGGTCAAAGCACGGCACCCTCGTGCCCACCGTCTTTGGTCGCGTAGCGCAAGACCGCGTCCTGGCCTGGGATGTGCGGGAAGCCCCGGAAGTTGGAGACATTGGCGAACTTCGTCCTGCAAGTGGCGATCCGCTTGTCGCAACCGGCGCGGACCACGAACGCATCTGTCGTTATGATCGGGCGCACCGGGGCTTCCAGCAGGGTCAGGATGGCAATGCCGTCAACGAGATCATGCGACAGTACCTCGACCCGCCGCCCGGCATTGGCACCGGCCGACCATTCGACGAGGCCGAAGGCGAACCAGCCTGCGGCAAAGGTGCCGAGGCCGGAAGCCGTGAAGGCCCGATCCCGCAGGACATCGATCACCGCGCCGGAGCCCTTGAAGGCCGGGGTCTCGAGGTTCACGCCGCAGCGGGTATCGCCCAGCACGGCATCGCAACTGGCCTGGAACGTCCGCCCGACCGTCTGGCCGAGGACATGGGCGAGGCTCCGCACCTCGGCCACAAAGGCCAGCCGCCCGCGCCGAATCTGGCCAATGGCCCCGCGACGGAGGAGCACGCGCTGCGTGGTGTTGGCCCAGTTCACCCGCCAAACCTCGACCGCCGCGTTGTCCCATCGGCCATCGAGGATGTCGGTCTCGGTGATCCGGTCGGAGGACAGCACCCCTTGGGCATCCTGCGCATCGACGGACAAGTCCGACCCCGACCGCACCTCGGACGCCGTCAGCCCGCTTTCCGGTTCGAACTCGGTACCGTCAAAGCTGAGCGTCCGGTCGTGGTCGGTGAAGCCGAAGGTCACGCCGTCGGCGCGCGTGATGCGCCAGCACCAGGCCAGCGTCGTTGTGCCCTCGTCGAGATGGGCCTGCAGCGCGGGGTTCAGAGATTTCACTTCCGCCCCCAGCCGCGCCAGAGCGCGATCGATGCCAGCGCCGAGGACACGACACCGCCCGCCGCGCCGGTCAGGGCGTAGAGGTTGAAGGGCCTGAGATCGAAGGTTCCGGTCGCCAGGTCGAAATCCGCCAGCCCCGCCATGGCGAGGCCGGAGGCGACAAGGCAGGCGAGATAGACGAGGCCGCGGGCGAAGGTCCAGTTCATGTCGTTTCCTTTCCGGTGAAGAGGTTGGCAAGTCGCTGCCACCAGCTGGGCGAGGTCGTGGGTTGGGCTGGTGGCGGCGTCGGCGTGCCGGTCGGGCGGAGCAAAGCCAGCGCCTCGCTCTCGCTGAGCCGACGGATCGGCCGCGAGAAATCGACCCGGCCATTGCGGTCGACCGACCAGACCGGGATGGTGCCGGTTGGGTAGCTGCCCCTGGCGAAGAGATCACGCTCAGCCTCGCGGCGGGACCGGATGGCGGCGGGCTTGAGCCAGCCCATGAAGGCCGCTGCGGCCGCCAAGCGGTTCCCCGCGTTCAGGTGCCGCGTCAGCGCGGCCTTGGCGATGCCGCCGGTGTTGTAGTGGAAGCTGACCAGCGCATCGAACTCATGGGGTTCAAGCGGCACCTTCACCGCGCGCAGCACTTCGGCCTCGTAAGCGGCGAGGTCGGTGCGGAAGAGCCGGAACGCCTCGCGGATCCCGGCCTCAAGGTCGGCGGGCATGCCACGCGGCATCCGCGCCGGACCTGGAGGACCAGCGGCGGCGGTGTGGCCGATGCCGAAGGTCCAGACGTCCTTCACGTCGAGATAGGGTCAGGGCACGACGCCTTCGTGCCGGATCAGGGTGAGACACCCCCGGTCAGTGGTCTGCATGGCGATGGTCCTCTGGGGAAATCAGGGAACGTCGTGGCGGCGCTCGAGCGCGGCGGTCAGGGCCTCGATCCGGGCGAGGATGTTGGCGATCCGCTCGTCGATGACCGCGATGCGACGGTCGGCCTCGACGATCTGGCGGTGGTAGAGGGGCGAGGCAGAAAGAAGTTCGGCCACCCGCGCCTCGAGCGACGTCAGGCGGGTGTTCTGCGTGCCAGCCCACCAGATCGCAGCCCCGCCCTACGCCGACAGCGCGAGGGCAAGGCTCAGGTAGGCGGCCAGTGCGCCCATGCGCACGGTCGTGGGTTCCGGCATGGGATCGGTCCTTCAGACGCGGAGTTCGATGAGAGGGATCGAGGTGATCGACCCGAGGCGTTCGACGTCGAGGGCGTCGGTGTCGAAACGGACGGGGACGTCGAATTCGAAGCCTGCGGTGATGGCGACGCCAGCGGCCGGGGCGGTGGTGAAGGTGATGAGGCCTGTCGCGGTGGAAACCGACCAGCCGGAGGCCTGCGGCGTGCCGTTCAGCGCGACGGTGACGGTTCCACCGACGGGCTTGGTGATGGCGCGCGTCCAGAACTGTGCACCCGAGGTGTAGCGTTTGGTGAACTGAAAATGGGTTGTAATGCCGTTCCCGGTGCCGATGGGCTGATCGGTCGGCCCCGGCGTCTGGGATGGCAGGCAGGATTTGAAGTCGGCCCAGTCCTTGAAGCGGAAGCCATGCAGGCGGCCGTTCCTCGCCTCGAAGAAGGCGACTACTGCTGCCAGATCGTCGGCGCGGCGGATGCCATAGGCCACGTCGTAGCGGCGGCGGCTGTTGGCCCAGCTCGCGTTGCGTTCCTCGGCGCCCGAGGAAAGTTCGACAATCTGCGTGCGCCGCTCCGGGCCGCCCCGTGCTCCCCGGCTGATTGCATCGGGGAAACGAACCTCATGGAAAGCCATCACATTCCCCTCCGACCCATCGACACAGCACGGGCGATGTCGCTGGCGACTTGCGTCCGGGACTGGCGGAAGCTCTCGGCATCTCGCGCGTTGATCGTGACATTTACGGTGGGGGCGCTGGCCTGGCCGTAACCGGCCGCTTCCCGGCGCGACAACACCCGCTCCCCGCGTTGCAGGATGGCGGGTACTTCGTCGGGCCGCAGCCCGGCCCAGCCGCCGTTGTGCATGCGCGGCGCGCCCGCGAAGGCCAAGGCCGGGACCATCCGGCCGGGGCCGGGAGCGCCGACCATGCCGCCCGCGTGCAGGATGTTGGCGAAAATCCCACCCGCGCCGCCCAACGCGCCGGAAAGGGCGTTTGCGATGGGGCCGAGGATGAAACGACGGGCGGCGAGCTTGGCCAGATCGGCGATCATCGACGTGATCAGGTCGCGGAAGTCGAGCTTGCCGGTCTTCACGAAGTCGCCGATGGCGTTCTCGGCCGAGGTGAAAGCGCCCACCAGCGCTTGGCCGATATCCCCGCCAATGTCGCGCGCCTTGGCGGCATAATCGGCGAGCGCCGCCGTGACGGCTTGCCAGCCAGTGAGGGCCGTGTCCGCACCCTCGGCCGCCGCAGCTCCGGCGTCGCGTGCCGCGCCGCCTGCACCATCGGCGGCGGTGGCCGTGTCGTTCAGCCCGGAAGTCAGGGCATCCGCCGAGGCGGCGGCATCTGCCAGGGCGGTCTCTGCCTCGGTCCCCGTGCCGGTCACAGCATCCTTCAGCGCCTGCCAGCTGGCGAGCGGCCGACCGGCAGCGTCAGCCAGCATCCCTGCCGCTTCGCGATACCCGTTGGCTCGCGCGCGGGCATCGTCGGCCATGGCGCCGAGGCCTAGGTCGGGCGGCTCGAGGTAAGTCCGCGACAGCGCGGCCGAGAAAGCATCTGCCGCGGCAGCACCGGCTGCGGTCGCGGCGCCTTCGAAGGGATTACCGATGCGCCCCAGTTCCACCGGGTCGAGAATGCCGATCCGGACACCGCCCTCTCCAGTGGCCCATTCGGGCAGCAGCGCGAGGGCCGCGTTCAGCGTCTCGATGAAGCTGTTGATGCGGGTGACGACGCCATTCAACATCGCCTCGACGCCGGAGATCAGACCGTTCGCCGCCTGGAAGGCGAAGTCGCCAATCGCCCCGGGCAGACTGCCCCAGATCGCGACCGCCGCATCATAGGCCCCCTGGAAGATTGCCGCCGTCCGGTCGCCGAAGCTGACCACGCCTGCGATGGTGCCCTCGAGGGCCGACAGACCGGCCGCCTTCAGGCCCTCCCATCCTGCCGCCATCCGCGCAAGGGCCGCGTCCAGCGCCAGGCCGATACGCGACCAGACCTCGCGGGCCAGATCGCCCAGCAGGCGGAAGGCCTCGCCCACACCGCCGACGCGGGCCACCAACTGAGAGAACTGATAGACCAGTTCGCCCGCACCGACGATCAGCGCGCCGATGCCGGTGCGGATCAACGCCCCGCGCAGAAACACGAGCGCGGTGGCGAGGCCGCGCACCGACAGGGCCGCGGCGGCCATGCCAGCGACCCAGCGGCCTGCCATGACGGCCGCGAAGGTCGCAGCATAAGACGCCAGCCGCCCGAGGTTGCCGATCAGCCCGTCGATGGCCGACCGCAGGATGCCGCCATCGGAAGCCAGGGCAACGAAGGCATTGGCCAGCGCCTCGATGGTCGGGGCTACGGCGACCGCAATCCGGTTGCGCAGGCCGTCGAAGACCAGCGACACGGTGCCCAGCGCCAGTTGCGTGCGGCGCAGGGCTTCGAGGGCATCACTGTCCAGAACCGCGCCAAGGTCGGAGGCCTGGTCCCCAAGCCGGGCCATCTCGGCCCCGCCGTTCCGCAGAAGCGGCAGCAGCCGCGTCGCGTCCGAGGCCATGGCCTCGAGATAGAAGGTCATCTCCTGTTGACTGAGACCAGCGCGCTCCAGTGTGTCGACGTAGAGTTGCAGCGCCTCCGGCCCTGACAGCCTTGCGAACTGGTCGGCGGTGACGCCCACGCGCGGGGCGACATTCTCGAAGAAATCCGCCATCGGCCCGCCGCCGGTCTGCAGGAAATCCCCAACGCGGTCGTTCACGTCCTTCAGGATATCGGCCAGATTCTCCTGCTCGACCCCGACCGTACGCGCCCCGGCCGACCAGCGCTGCAAGGCCTCGGGCGTCGCATTGGCGACCTGCGCGAACTGCCGGATTTGGGCGGCGCTCTCGGCGGTGGAGCGGACGATCAGCCCGAGCGAGGCTGTGGCGGCGGCAGCGGCGGCGCCGAGGGCGAGGCCGGCCCGGCGCGCGAAGGCGGCCAGCCGGGTGTTCGCCAGTTCCATCTCGCGGCTGAGCCGACCGAGGCCCTTCGCCCCGGCCTCGCCGACACCCTCCAACTCGGCGCGCACCTGGCGGCCGCCCACAGCGGCGAGCCGGACGGAGACGCGTTTCTCGGCCATGGGATCGGGGCTCCGGTTGGAATGGGGTCAGTCGCGGCTGGCCGCGATCTGCTCGTTCACGCGAC